GCCGTTTAACGCGGGGTTTATTGGATAAAGTGCAGGTTATGAAAAGAGGGTCGGACACAATTTCGGACACAATTTGCAGGTTTGGGGTTTTTTCTTGGTTTACCTGGGCCTGCGCCGGGCGGTTCGAGGGGGCCGTCCGGCATTTAAGTTCATGCCGTGCAGTTTGATGAAGCAAAGAAAACCTGGGTTTATTTTATATTGAGTAAATCTGATGATTTGTCTTATTTGAAGGTTGGCATATCGAATGATCCGCCGGCCAGGATGCAGAGTTTATCGGGTGCGAATCCGGGTGTGTTATCGTTGTTGGGTGTGTTGCCGGGTGACCGGGTGAAGGAGCGCGTATTTCATACGGTTTTTAAGCCGTGGAGAAGGAGTGGAGAGTGGTTTTTGTACTCGCATGAGGTTGAGGTGGTGGTAAGCAGTTTGGGTTTATCAGGGCGGTTCAGTGTGGATAAAGAGGCCAAGGTGAGGCCGGAAGTGGTAGCCGGGGAAAAGCCAGAATCTCCGGAAGAGGTGGAGGTCAAGGGGATGCTTGGGTTTGTGATGGCTGGGGCGGCTGAATATCCTGGCCGGTGGTTGGACAGGCGGGAGTTGTATAGTTTTATTTCGAGGTGTCAGAGTGAGGGGTTTTTGTCTGAAAAGAATTTTTCGACGCACTCGGTCCGGACAGGGTTTGGAAAGTTGTTATCGGCGATGAACGGCAAGTGGTTAAGCAACGGATGTCGGATTAGCATTTCGGGGGGAAAGAACAGTCGCAGGTTTTTATTTGAGGATGTCGTAACGAACGACAACCGTGCCGGTGAAGCGAAAGACGAGGCCGAGGAAGCCAGGAAGGTTTTTGAAGAGGAGGCGGGAGATGTTGTTAGCTGATGGATACGAGGGTGCGGTGATTGGGATTGGTCGGCAGTTTGGCAAGGAACTGGTGGTGTACGATGAGGCCAAGTGTTTGGAGATTTTGGTAAAGAGGGACGGGATGAGTCCGGAAGAGGCCAGGGAGTATTTTGAGTACCACACGGCCGGGTCCTGGGTTGGTGATGAGACGCCGATGTTTTTGGAGAGGATGACACTGGAGGAGATCCGGGACAGGACAGACGAGAGGCGGGTAAACAGGAGATATGAGTAAACAAAACGGAAAGAAAGTGAGTGCGCCGTCAAAAGTCTGGCCAGACGATTACGATACCAGCGAGTTGGCTCGTGAGATTTTGGGGGATGTTAAAGGGTTGTGTGACGCGGCAATGGTTCTTCGCATGGAAGCGATGGAATCGGAGATCCTGCAATTAAATGGCCGGTTGGATGAGATGGTAGAAGGAACCGGGTCGTTTATGGCTACGGTTAAAAAGTGTTTTGAGACAGCGGACCAGGTTGCAATAAGAAGGCAGGACGTATTGAATTTTTGTTATGGCACAGACAACAAGTAAAGAACAACAGACGGCAGCGTTGAACACGCTGATTAACTTGTCCCTGCAGATTGCACGGGAACAACAGGCACAGGTCCAGAACTCGGCCAATTTATTGGCGGTGGCGCTGGGGTTGGCGGAAGAGGCGCCTCCGGCAGAGGATCCATCGGATCACGTTGAGAAGGACCAGGCCCGGTCTGATGCGGAGGCTGATGAGAAAGTGTGATTGACCTGCAACCAGGCGAGCGCATTGAGAGGGTTCTGTCGGCCGAGACGGGGTTGAGCCGGCAGGACCTGACCTTGTTCAGAAAGGGCCGGTTACAGAGGGGTGACGACTGGCGATATGATCGCGAGGTTATCCTGACGCAGGCTGGTTGGTCGAAGGTGCGCCGTGAATTGCTTGGGGAGGATCCGGGGGATAAGGAGGCGGATCCTCCTTTTTTGGAAGGTCAGGTGACCAAGTGGAATTTCCGCAACACCCGGATGGTTGAGGTGGACGGCCGGATTCTGGTGCGGGTTAAGAATGCGGCGTTATGGAGGCCGGATCGGGATGGTGTCCGGATGGTCTTGCGGTATGTGGTGAGTGGTGACAGGTGTTATCAGGTTGGTAAGGCGCCGCGTTATCCGGGAAAGTGGTGAACCGAAAGATTGAACAGGTTGGTTGGGATGAAGATATGGGTGGTCGGTTGACAAAGAAGCAACTGGCCGAGTTCAATGCTGCGGCGAATAAGTTTTTAAGAAAGAAAGGTGAAAAAATCGGATGGAAGGAGACAATTATACCAAAAAGTATACGGAAGTCTGCCAAGAAAAAGGGTTAACTGGAACACGGGAGAGCGGGTCCACACTGCTGGACGAGGAACAGGAAGTTACAAAAGAGGTGAAAAGCATAGAAGAGGCTTCTCGCTTGACGAAGACGGAGGTAGCGGAGGCGATCAGGGAGGCGTTGAAGATCCGGACCGAGATGGGTCGTCGGATAGTTGACGTTGCCTTGGAGTGTATCGAGTTGTTTGAAACCAAGCAGCGCGACTATGGCAGCAAGAACATTTCGTTGAGTGGAGAGACTGGGATTGCGGTCCGGTTGCAGGACAAGGTTTGCCGGATGCAACATCTGCTTGAATCGGGTGGAGAAGTGAACCATGAAAGTTTGGCGGACACATATCAGGATGTGGCGAATTACGGTATGATCGGATGGTTGGTGAACCAGGGCCGTTGGGAGTGAGTGGAGAACAGGACAGGGACAGATTCATAACGCTGGCCGGCCATGAGTTGGAGAACATGGTGAACCGGTTCCATGAAGAGTTCTGCCTATCAGACCCGGAGATCATTGGCTTGTTGACGTGTTATGCGTCGCTGATGTCGATCCAATCGATGGGCTACCTGGTGGATGCCGAGGAGGAGGAGGATGACTAGTTGGTTAATCTGGACCACTACATATACAAGCCGCATCCCAGGTTAAGGTTGCCAACAAGGGAACAGGCTGAACTGGCCTGTGCGACTTCGGAGGGGGAGGCGGATTTCCGGAAAGCGATGGAGGATCGCGGGAGGGAGATCTTTCTGGAGGAAACAGATCCGTACAGGGGCGGGTTTGAGCCGAAACACTGGGATCACGCGACGGAGATCCTGGAGGAAAACGATGAGTTGCTAATCTCTGGTGGCAATCGTAGTGGCAAGACGGAATTTTGTGCGAAATGGATTGTCAAGTTGGCCAGGGAAAAGGATGGGTCCAGGATTGCCTGCTTTCACACGACGCATCAGTCAAGTTTACAGAACCAGCAACCGGTTGTTTACAAGTACCTGCCTGCCGAGTTTAAGCGTAAGATCAAGGGTGCGGTTGAGAATGTAAGTTACACCCAGAAAAACGGGTTTACGGAGTCGACGTTTATTTTACCGAACGGCAGCCAGGTATGGTTCATGCATTACAGCCAAGACCGCCGGACGGTTGAAGGGTTGGAATTGGACGCGGTTTGGGCGGATGAGTTGATCCCGATGGATCTGTTGGAAACGATCCGGTACAGGCTGGTGACCAGGGCCGGAAAGTTGTTGGTTAGCTTCACACCGATTGAAGGGTACAGTTTGACGGTGAAGGATTTCATTGCTGGCGGTGAGGTAACGGAGTGGCGCGACAGTGAGTTGTTGCCAACTCGGTCGAACATTCCAGGCGGACCTTCCGGTAAGATGCCGTATCTGATGCGGTGCCGGCGCGGTGGATCCTGGGCGATTTGGTTCCACACAAACTGGAATCCGTACAATCCGTATGAACAACTAAAGAAACGGCTGAAGGGGTTACACGATGGGGAGGTTAAGATCCGTGCCTATGGTTGGGCCGACCAGAGTGTGGGGAATGCGTTCCCGCGGTTTGGAGATGGCCACATTATGACGCCTGGCGAGATCCCGGTGGATGGCCGAAACTTTATGGTGGTGGACCCTGCTGGCGCCAGGAACTGGTTTATGTTGTGGGCCAGGGTATTTGAGGATGTTGTCTACATTTACCGTGAGTGGCCAGATCGGTCCATGGGGGACTGGACTGTCCCAGGTAGTAAGGTTGATGGCCACATTGGGCCGGCACAGCGCAGTGGCGGTGGTGGGGTTTCGTTTGTGCAGTATAAGGATCTCATTAGGGATAAGGAAAACGGCGAACCGGTCTTCTTGCGGTTGATCGATTCCAGAGCCGGCAGTACCAAGTTGATGGACGGGACGACTCCCCTTGAGAAATTGAATACGTCGGAGGAAGGCGAGGACCCGATGCTGTTTTATCCGGCCAACGGCCAGAAGATTGAGAGTGGGGTCCAGTTGATTAACGACATTTTGTACTACGACAACACCATGCCGGTTGCAGATGATAACTCTCCCAGGCTGTTTATTAGCGCCAACTGTACCAACCTGATTTATTCGATGCGGGAGTGGACCGGTGCTGACGGTGAGAAGGGTGCCAGCAAGGATCCGATTGATTGTCTCCGGTATCTTTGCATGGAGGATAATTTACACGCGCCACAGGACGCATTAGTCCAGCGCGGTGGAGGGTGCTACTAATGGAAACGAAATTATTGACGCTATCAGAGGCGAAGGAATATTCAGGGTTGACAAGAAGGGATTTGGACTTTCTGGTCGACGAAGGGCGGATTGCGGCTGTCGTTCCGCAAAAACAAAAGAGAAAATTCATTAGGAAATCGATTGATAAATATTTGGAAGAGGAGGCAACAAAATGCCAAAGGTAGATTTAAGCGAACTAATTAAAGAGTACAACCGGGCGGGTGGATATACGTTCACCTACCACCGGACCAGGGCGGATGACGTCCGGTTTTGTGTCTGGGCCGGACAGGCCTATGACGGAAAAAAGCACCAGAAAAACGACACCGAGCCGATTTTCCCATGGGACGGTGCAAGCGACACGCGGGTTCGCCTGGCGGACGCTGTCTGTACGGAAAATTCAGACATCCTGACGACCGCATTCACGCGGGGGATCTTGCGTGCTGCGCCTACAGAGGCGAGCGATGCCAGCCAGGCCGAGTCTGCGACGACACTGTTGCGTTATTACCGTGACAACAAACTGCGAAACGAATTAAGGAACGAGGCCAACCTGTTGGCCAACTATGGTCAGCAGTACGGGTACGGTGTTCTGCATATCACCTGGCAGCGTGAGATCACTAAAAAGATCGAAACAGTCTCGATGGAAGATCTGGTTCAGATTTCCGAAATGGCTGAAAAGGGAACCGGCTTGTCGGAGTTGCCAGGCCTGGTAGCGGACCCGGAACAGGAGGAGGTTGCGGTGGACGTCCTGGAAGCCAACCTGGGGATCAAGCGCCGGCGTGCCAGGAAGCTGGTGAAGCAGTTGCGCGACAATGGTCGGGGAGAATTACCGGTGGACACCGTTACAAAGAACTGTCCGCAAATCGTAGCCTTAAAACCAGGGGATGAAGTTTTCTTTCCGCCGGAGACTATTGATCTTCAATCGTCCAGGTATGTGTTCCGCAGGTGCTGGCATTCGGAGTGGGAAATCCGCCAGATGGAATCTGTTTATGGTTACAGTTCCGAGTGGGTGAAGGACATTCTGAAGGCAAACGACGGCAACCAGACGACCTATGTGGATCCTATCAGCGAGACATTCGGTGTGGATATTCACGCCGGCGCAACTGACGGTCTGTACGAGGTTGTTTATGCTTACCGAAAAGAGATCGATGAGGACGGGGTCCTGAACGTTCACTGTACGATTTTCAATCCGAAGATTTCTGCGCGTGCCGGCAAGGAACAGATCCTGGACCATATGGCAGGCGACTATCCGTTTGTTATTTATCGCAGGGAAAACGTGATCCGGAAACTAACGGACAGTCGCGGCGTGCCTGACATTGTCCATACATGGCAGAACGAGATCAAAGGCCAGCGCGATATGTTGTACGACCGCGCCAGCTTGATGGTGTTCCCGCCGCTGACGGTGCCGGCTCGCATGGGTCAGGTGTATCGGTTGCAGCCAGGCAGTGAACTGCCAGAGATGCGGCCAGGCGAAGTGAAGTTTCTTGATCCGCCGAAGTCTAACCCAGGCGAGGCGCTTGATGTAATCAGTTACATTGAAAAGCAATGCGACCAGTACTTCGGCCGCTTGAACGACAACACCAATCCGGTGATCGCGCAGGCCAAGATGCAGTCCATGGTGGATAACTACACTACTTCCTGGTCAGAAGCGTTCACCATGATGTTCAGGCTGATTCAGGAATACATTTCTGATGAGGAATTAACCAGAATCGCAGGAATTGACACCGGACTTCCAAGCAGTCAGGCCGACATTATGGGCGCCTACGACTTCGCAGTGAAGTTCGATGTGCGCGAGTTGGACAGCGATTATGTTGCCAGCAAGATGAAGGCGATCATTGGCTTATTGCCGGTGGACACCGCCGGTACGGTTGATCGCGCCAAGCTGATGGCAATCGCGGTGAGTATGATTGATCCGGTACTTGGCCAATCGATCCTTACAGATCAACGTGGCGCGTCACAGAAGACGTTTGACGACGTTAACAAGGAGATTGCACTGATGGCCTTGGGGAACGAGGCTAACTACACCGAGAACGATCCGACCGCGGCGATGAAGATGCAGTTCATGCAGCAGATCGTCCAAGGCAACCCGAAGTATCAAGAGGCGCTGCAAGGCGACGAACGGTTCCAGGCGTTGTTGGAGAACTACGGTAAGAACCTTCAGCAGTCAGTTGCACAGGAACAGAACAAGATGATTGGCAGGACCGGGGTCCAGCCGGTTGGCGGTTAAATGAAACGAGTTAATTACGACATT